CATTATTTAATAATGTTTTGCTTTTAATTTTTGACACTGTTATTCCTCTAAAATATATGCTACTCCAGCATATTTATAATCGTTACTTGCTGCTACAGTTGTTGCAACAGTTACTATAAGACTATCTTCGAAACGAATACATGTATTAGGCTGAGTACGAGCAACAGTTATTGGTTCTGGTACCAACCAAACATTAGCCCCCGCTGCTGCTTCTGTTCCAGACCAATTACGAACACATTCACCTGCATCATACGGATCAGAATTTTCACCCGCAACAAATGATGGTATCGTACTGCCTTCTCGTTTTATGTTAATACTATTCAGTAAACCAAAACCACCTGCAAATACGCTTGTATCTCCTTCCGCTGCTGCATCACAAACAAGTGTAGTCGCTACACCATCAACAGTTATTACCCAAGTTGTAATATTAAAAGGTGAACTTGTATTACCACCAGAACCAATGCCAAATGTAAGCCATCCTTTTTTTCCCGATAAACTAACAACAGTTCTTGCAGTATTAGCTACGGAATTAGAAGATAAATAAGCATTTATAATATTGTTATAACTATAAAATTGGGTGTTATGTGCATATCTAGTGCCATTGCTACCACCAGATATATAGTAGTATGCAATATTTTGTTTATCGGAAGTCCACTTAGGAACTTTTTGAGGATCTTTATTGTAAGCAATTTTACTTCCTAACACAGCCATTATTTAATCTCCTACAAACTTACGAACCCAATGGTCCCATCAACATAAACTAATTGAACAGCATTACCTTTTGGTAAGCTACCATCTGCTGCCACCGAATCAATGTTTTGCGAATTACGACCTACAGTGACTAACCCATTTCCAACATTTTTAAGGGTAACAGTATCTCCAGCACTTGCTGAAGCAGGGAGTGTGATAGTCATTGCGCTAGATTTATTGCAAATAAGTTGGTCTCCCGCCAGAGCAGTATATGAATCTGTTTTTACCAACCATGCGTTGTAGGCTCCACCAACGGTAGAAAATGATAACACGCCACTGCCATCAGTCGTTAAAACCTGACCACTATCACCGTCAGATGAAGGAAGAGTAAGCGTTATGTCTGCGGTGCTTGCTGGACCAATCAATGTAACCTTGTTTGTACCGTTATCTGAGTCTTCAAAAAACTCAATAAACCCTGCGCTTGTCGCACCATTTTTAAGCTGTATCCCTGCATTTGCTATGGGCGTTGTGAGAGTTGGTGTGGTAAGAGTTTTATTGGTTAGGGTGTCAGTCGTTGTTTTACCCACCAACGTATCCGTGGTGGCTGGTAATGTCAGCGTGATGTTGCCGCTAAATGCGCTGTGTGCAGGAGCTAGTATTCTTGCATAGTGAGCGTTAGAACTTTCACAATAAAAATCAATGTAAGACTGCGCTCCACCATTTTTTATAGAAATTGCACCCTGACTAATGGCTACTCCATTTGTTGAGCCACCCGCCACACCAAGCGTTCCTGCAATTGTAGCGTTTGTTGTACCTGTAGGTATTTGAAAGACTGCGGTATCTGCGTCATTTTTGATTGTTACATCATTTGTTGAGCCTTGTCCCGTGAGTATAAGACCTTCAGCGGCAGTGTAACCTATCGCTGCTGCATCACCAGAAGACGTATCTCCATCAGCATTTAATGTTCCAGCAGTTAAGTCTCCAACAACATCAACATTAGTTGTGCCCGTAGGTATGGTAAGAACTGTACCATCAGCATCATTTTTAATTGTTACATCTGATGTAGAACCCTGACCAGTGACAATAATACCTTCTGCACCAGTGTAACCTATCGCTGCTGCATCACCAGAGGCTGTATCCCCGTCAGGTATAAAACACGCTGCGGTAAGATCTCCTACTATATCTACATTTGTACCGCCTGTTGCAATGGTCAGTACATCCGCATCGGCATCATTCTTAATGGTTACATCGTTAGTGCTACCTTGACCTGTAAGAATTAAACCTTCAGCGGCAGTGTAGCCCATTGCGGCATTATCACCAGCAGCAGTGTCACCATCTGCATTTACAGTAGAAGCTGTAACATCGCCTACTATATCTACATTAGTAGTGCCAGTAGCTATGGTAAGAACTGTACCATCAGCATCATTTTTAATTGTTACATCTGATGTAGAGCCTTGACCTGTTACTATAATACCTTCAGCAGAAGTATATCCTATTGCGGCAGCGTCACCAGAAGCTGTATCCCCTCCGGGCTGAATAGTATTTGCAGCAAAAAAATCTCCTGCTACAGAAAGATCAGTAAAGACATCGTAAAGAATCGCGCCCGATCCTCCTCCATCAGAAGCAATGGCTTTAGTCTGTCCTGCAAGAACATCTACATTTGCTCCAGATCCTTGAGTAAACGAAAGAGTGTAGCTAGTGGCATTCTCTATAAACCAGAGTTTAGATACAGTATTTGGAGCAAGTGTTACCGTACATGCCTGACCACCACCTGTGAGTTTTAGATACATAGCACGAGGTTCACCATTTGTTGCTGTGCCATCAGGAATGGTCAAAGTATCTGTAGAAGCATTAGCGACTGCTTTAGTTGCAAACCCTAGAGCATCGCCTATTAATTCTAAATTAACATTCGTTTCGGTGCCCCACGTACCTGAAGATTCGCCTGTACCTATTTCTTTTAATCGTAAATCATTTACATAAGTTGCCATTTTATAAACCTCATGCGGCTATTTCTTCCCAGTTTGGTGTCTGTTCTGTATCTATCAGTCCCCATACATTTGTAGTGCCTATTACACCTGTACCTGAAACTCCTGTTATTGTAAAAGTTACAGATATACCTGTAATAATATCTCCCAGAGCAGAATTTGCAGCTATACCTGTAGGAGCCACATTAACATCGCCAAGTGTAGTAATAGTTCCTAAAGCACTGGTAGCAGCTACACCTGTAAGGACTAATACATCAGGATCACCCCATGTGCTAGAGTTCCATGAACCCCGTCCCCAACCTGTTAAATTAGCCATTAAGCTATCCTGATAATCGCGTTACTTGCATCTGCGGTTGGAAAAGTTATAGTAAAATCTCCTGCCGTTGCCGTTTTATCTCCGCCAAAATCTAAAGCACATACTGCTCGATCTGAATTAGTATCGTTATAAATTAGTGCGCCTCTTGCTGTAATAGTTACTGTAGAGAACGTCAGGTTAGCAAAGTCGGTAAACCCTGTTGTGCTGCCAGAAGATGGGTTAATATTAGTCAGTGCGGCTCCAGTAGCTGAATAACCAGTGCCACTCACTTCATTAGAACTTGTATATGCCGTAGTGCTTGCGTTTATAGTTGCTGAACTTGTATACAAAGCCAATTTAAAACTGTTGCCGCCACTTGCTAAAAAATTGTGTTTTGCCTCAAGTAGCTCTTTCTTGAAAGACGTACACATAGCCTGAGTTATAGCCATTACAATCTCCTAATTATATCTGCCATTTCTTTCTGTTGATTTTTTTCAAGCATTCCTGATAAAGTGGTCCTATCGCTTTTAATTGCTTCCTTTATATTATAAAGGATAACAGAGTATACATGATTCTTAAACGCCTCTGCCTGTTCTCTTATAGCAGGGTGACTTCTATCTCCTATAGATATTATTTTATCTGTTGCTTCTTTTGCCCAAAACTCAGGATCATGCCCTTTATACTCTGTGGTAGCTACTCCTACCGAACCTACACTTGATACAGCTAAATCAAACATGTTACTGCACCTGTAATCGTGGTTGACCAGAACGATATGTGTCAGCACGTAATTTCCCATCACCAAGATTTTTAAGTAACAGTAAAGACTCAGAATACATTTTGTCGTACATAGCCACCATATCTGGTTCGCCTTTCAAAAATCGTATAGCTTCTACTAATGCTCCGTTTAACAATGCCGAATCAAATTCAGTGCCAAGCCATGTTGTACCCGCATCTACAAGAGACTGTGGATAGTACCCATAATGTAACTCAGTAGAAAAACTACTACTGGGAGTTGGTCCTAATATAAAACTGTCTTGGTCAAAATAGGCATAATGTGCGGGAGTACCTGTGGTATCAGGATTAGGGTATGCCTCACGCATAAAGTTAACATCTTTGTTTAACAAAAATGTATATATTCCGCTAGAGCTAATAACAGCTAAACTATAGGAGTACAAAAAATCACTGGGCATCGTTAGGTATTTGTTACCCGAAGTCATTGTGCCTGTCACGTTTTTACGTAACGCAGGGAACTGAACTGCGTTATATATTTTTTGTTCAGCCTGTTCAGTAAACAAAGCTAACTGACTATCTGTAAATGAGTTTTCACAAATGTCGTTAATATTTGTTTTTAACTGTGTGTAGGTCATTGTCATAATTTATGCCATTGGACCACGAGCAAATAAACCTTTAGTAGCCGCACCTGTACCACGCACTTTTATTTTACGGTTAGTGGGCTTCTTCACCGGACCACCATTCTTCATTTTCATGGGTTGCATTTTCTTTCTCATACAATACTCCTTAAACTGTTATTGTAACTGTGCCTACGCTACCTGTTGCTACCAAATCATTAGGTGTTAAACCAAAAGGATCTTGTCCTCCTCCCACTGGGTTATATCCCCACTGTATGTTTCTACTACTAAACGGTCCAGATTCTACTATACTTTTATCTGGACGTGGATCACGTATAGCTTGTGGATCATCTACAGGAAACTCACCTAACTTTAACTGTGGATGATCTGGATTCCAACACTCATTGCAAGCCTTTAAATTAGTGTTGCGTCCTTTCTCTATTAAATCTCGTAGATCCCTTAACTTGTATTGAAACCCACATATATCACAATCAGCTATGGCTCTTTTATTAGAAGCAAACCTAGCCATTAAATATACCCTATACGAGGGACAAACCTAGCAGGGGCTTTCTCTCTATCTTCTCCAGCAGCTAACGCAAACTGTTCTTCATACATGACTTTTAACATTTCTATTCTAGGAGCCAAGTCAGGATCTTTCATGGCTATGTAATAAGCTAATCCTGCCACTAGACAAGGCAAGAATCTAAAATTCATATCGGCTGTTTCTACACCGCTACCAGCGTCCTGTATACGCCTCATACGGTAGTATTTAAAAACATAATAACTACTTTGATCTGGAACAGGCCACACGTTTATCTTCGGGTTATCACGTAACCGTTCAATGTAAACCTGTATAGGTCTACCTTGTGTTAACTTGTTAGGGATTGAAGCGTAGGTACTTACACTAATACGATTTATAGTGAGATCAGACTGTGTAGCAGTCACCCCACTACCTGTGCGAATAACTTGTTCTAATAAATCTATAGTATCTGCGGGTAAATCATATTGAGAAGTACCCTCGACCATATTGATAGTGCCTTCATCTATAGTCCAGAGATTAATACCACGATTCTGCCATTCTATAGTTAACAAATTCATAGAACGTCTGGCAGTTCTAAGATCGTAACCAGAACGCATTTCACGACCTGCACGTTCCCACGCCTCTTCAGCGATCTCCGTGAAGTTCATGTCAAATGCTGTAGTTCCCGAAGTAGCCATTATTACCTCTTATATATGAAGAGTTTTCTTTCGCCTGTTCTCCATGACTTGACCACAACCTTTGGCTATCTTTCGCTTTCTTCTGGCAAGTCCACCGCTACTCATTTTTACCGTCGCTGGTTTCGTGTTTTTAACCACAGTTTTCCCCTTCGACCCTGCACGTTTTTTCTTTTTAGCCGTAGCTGCTCTCTGACTCTTACTAAGCGATTGCGCCTTACTTCTAGGTAAGCAACGATCAGGGTTCTTTTTGTCTTTAGACGTACCACACTTACCCTTGATCTTACCGTCAGTGCCTATACGCACCCAGTCTTGATTAACCCACTTCTTTAACTCACCCATTACTTTTTCTTCGCTTTTGGCGGCTTCTTAGTAGCTACATGACGATTTTTATACCGTTGGCTTTGGTCTTTCTTTATCTTCTCTAACTTTTTAGCCTGTGCAGCATGTAACTTAGACGCTTTTTTTAGCCCTGCAATTATTTCAGTAAGGTCTTTCGTATAATGTGGCATAAGAACTACCTCTTTTTCTTAGATCCCTTTGCGTAATTAGGATCCTTACAGTAT